AGGATTTAATCTTGGTTTAGAAATAGTAGATTCTAGTAAGTTACAGAATCCTACTACAGGGTGGATCTTGTTAGTTGATCTAGGAATAATTAGATTAATGTTAGAAAAAGAGGGAGAGTGATCTCCCTTTTTTTATTTAGGTTTTTTATGACTTAAGTATTTACTACTCTTTGTATGAGTAGCTCCAGACATCACCTTTCCATTATGTTTATGTGTTTTACCTGTGTAGAGTTTACCACTAGGTAAATAATGGGGAACACCTTTAGCCATTATTTTTTCTTCTTAACTGGTTTTTTCTTTTTCATAGGCTTACCATAGTTCATATTTATCTCCTTTTATAATGTTGGAATAGTAAAGTTAAATTGTTTTTCAGCTCTAATAGGAGCTTCTGCTGAAACACCTCCTATTAAAGCATTTTTTAAGATGTCATTAAAAACTTGGATACCTTTTTGTTTCCTAATTTCTTTAGGAATTTGAGCTAACTTCTTACTTAGCTCTATTATTTCAGTTCTACCCATTACTCCAGATTGTTCCAATGCAGGTCTAATTCTATGAAATTCTTTCATCATATCATCAAAAGATATATTTCTACCTACTTGACTCTCTTTTCTTCCTAAGATAGCCACCCCTGTTTTTACATTAGCTGTCTCACCCAACATCTTAAAATGTTGATTAATAGCTTTTACAAACTCTGTTTTACCTCTAGGGTCTTGAGCTATGTTTTGAGCAGCCCTAACAAAAGCATCATCAGTTGCTCTAAAAGAAGAACTGACAATAGTTGGAATGCTATCCATAGCAGCAGCTATAAACTCTTTTCTTTCGATTTCTTTAAGAATGTTTAGGCTATTTTTATTTACATTAGATTCTAAATAATCTCCAAAATAGTTTCTTAATAATTTTTGAGCATCTGTAGAAATAAGCTGTTTTACTTCATTCCCTCTATTATATTGCCCTGCATTTTGAATTAGATTTAATATATCTTTTCTAGCAGCATCTCTTAATTCAGGATTTTTACTATTTTGATTATTTAAAATTTTCTTTAAATTTTTAAGTTCTGTTGGAGACAATAACTTTCTTTGTACTAACAATTCTGCTTCCGTTAGTAACTTTTGCCCTTGCTCTGAATTAATAAATGTCTTTGGTTTAACAAATGTTTGAACAGTATCAGGATCTTTAATTCCCATATTTTTTGGATTAGGTTTACCCTGTATAACTTGAGTAGTAGAAACACTTTCTTTAGCTAACTTGTCAATGTCATCATATAGTACTTCTCGGTATTGATCTGATGCTTTTAATCTACTATTTACAGAATCTAGACCATAGTCTTTTTTTAGAAGTGTTTGTGCTTCATCAGAATATTTAGTTGAGTACATCCCTTTAAAAGTTGTAGGACCAAATAACTTTTCTTTAGCTTTTAAAATTATTTTGTCTTCGTTTGTAAAGTTTCTAAGAGTTTTATTTAGTAATTCTGCATTTTCTCGTCCAGTAAGTCGTCCTAAAATGCCTACAGCTGACATACCAAATTTTTTAATACCCATAGAAACAGGTCCACCAAGCATTTCTACACCAAATGTAGTAATAGGTCTATTACCAAATGCTCTGGAAACTTCTCCTAATACCCCAGATACAAGCCCTACACCCCCACCTGCAAGACCTCCTGCAGGACCTCCAATAGCAGTTCCAATAAGCCCTCCTCCTGCAACACTTGCCCCTATTCTACCATAACTAGGTTTTTCTGGCTCTGTAGGAGTAGTGATAGAGGTTAAGAAATTTGGAGTAGCTTCAGGTTGACTTAGCAATTCTTCTACAGGTTTGTACTCAAACCCTTCTTCAGATTTACCTTCCCCTAATACTTCCTCAATGGGTTTAAATTCATCAGTCACTTATATCTCCTTATTTTCTTTTAGGTCTTGCTGTTAATTGACCATTTGTAAAGGCATAGTCATACTTATTAGGCTCATACTTGTAGCCTTTTTGCTCAAGAGTAGTTTTAATTAAACTTGTTGTATCAAGTTTATCTAACATTTGTGTAGATTGTTCTAAAATCTTATTATACTCCGTGTCATCATAGTCTACATCAGGGTTTTCATTTGGATCAGCCCCTCTTGCAATCCAATCCTGATAATCTTTAATATATTGATTATAAGCTCGAAGAGTTTTGGCATATTGTTCTTGAACGGCTATTATGTTAGTTCGTAGGGTTTCTTCATCTAATCCTATATCGAGAGAAGCCATAACTTTTTGCAGCATTTCTAATTCTTTAACAGCTACCTGACCTAAAGCACCACCAGTTTTACTTTGATCCCGCATTTGTTGTAGTCTATCAAAACCAATGTTAGCTATAACAACATTAATAGCTTCTTGTAATTGATAAGCCTCTGTCTCAGGAAGTATTACAGCCCCTTTACCAACTAATCCTGTAGATTTAGGAGAAATTAGATTAAGAGCAGTGTCTAAAGCATCTGTGACAAAGTCTACTTTTGAGAGACCTTGAGCAGCTATATCTACTCCTTTTTTCCAGTTTGCTAACCTTTCATTAGCTTTTGGTCCACCTTTTCTAAGTCCAAAAGATTCGCTCACTGGGTCATAAAAATAGTCAGGACCTAATTTTATAGCTGCTAAACTATTTAATTCATTATTAGCTCTAGTTATTTCCTCTGGAGTAGAGTTTGGATTAGAGACAGTAGTTATATTTTTAGCAGCAATTTTATCTAAAGACATATCTTTAGAGGATTCTTTTTCAATTGCAGAATCATACTCTCCTAATTCTTTTTGTAATAAAGGATTATTTGGATCTTGCTCTAATTGCTGTCTAACAATGTCTCTTTCTTTTTGTAATGTGTTAAGTTTTGATTGTTTAGCTTTTTGATTTGAGTTAAAGGCTTTAAATATTTCAGCCTCATTTTTTCTATATTTAGCTATTTCATCTGTACCCATTAAAGAAACTTTAGTAGCCTCTCTAGATAGCCCTGCTTCATTTAGTTTTTCAGCAAGTAATGGATATAGTTTTGTAGGGTCTCCTACAGCATCTGGACCTAATTCATTTTGAACACTAAATAAAACATTCTCAATGTTCTTAGCTTTAGTTAAGGCAGGGTCTTCCATACCAAATAAACTACCTAACCCTTCACCTAAAGCAAACCCAATATCCCCTGCCCCTGCTACAATAGCACCATAACCTTGAGGAGCTAGTTGAGCTAATCCTAAAGACCTTTCTCGATTAGCTGCTAATTTCTCAGCTCTCATTTCTTGAGGGGATAATCCAAATAAACTATTTACTATCTCTGCCATATTATTTCCTATCTCATTATTGGGTAAGGTGCGTTAGCTCTAGTAGAGAATCCAGGAGAATATCCTCCCCCTCCACCACCAAACATATTACCAACTCCACTAGAAATACCACTCCAACCTCCCATACCACCAAAGGCACTACCAATTAGGTTAGAGAAGATACCTGCGTTAGCAAGAGAAGATTGATATTGTGCTCCTGCACCTTGCATTAATAATCCTCCTGCATTAGCACCTGCTTGTGCAGATTGACTACCAAATTGACCACCTAATTGTAATGGCATTAATCCTAATTGTTCTACACCAGTTCCTAATCCAAATAAGCTAGAAGCTGTTTGATATGGAGTTGTTCTTAGTTCTTGACCTAGTCCATAATAACCTAAAGCTCTTTGAATATCTGCTGATTGGATTCCTCTAGCCCTATCTTCAGCCCCTAGCATTAAACCTAAGTTAGCTTCTTCACGTGCTTTTAATAATGAGTATTGCTCAGGGTTAACATAACCACCTTGATTTAAAGATACACCTAAACCTGATCTACCTGATTGGAATAAATCTTCAGATAATTGAATGTCTTGAGCAGTTCTTTGAGGTTGTAAGAGATTGATCTGTTTATTGTAATAATCTCTAGTCATTTGATCTATATCTAGACCTGCTGCTTGACTAAATAGCCCTTGACCATATGCCCCAACGTCTGTAGCAAATTGAGTTTGAGCAGGTGATGGAATAGCTGCCTCAGCAGCTGAATATAAAACATCTCTAAATGCTTGGAGTCTTGGATCAAGTGTGTAAGAGGCTGTTTTTTCTTTTGTATCAAAAGCACTTGTACCGAACCCTGTCGTTACGTTATATGGAGCAAATTGAGCCATTTGGGCGGCTCGTTGTGCGGATTCAGCGTACTTATCAGCAGCAGCATCTGTTCCAAAAAGCTTCCCTATTCCTTTAGTTATACTACTCATTTATATCACCTCTTTTTCCAAAATGTATCCTTTAAGTTTATATCCAAATTTTCTTTCATAAGCTTTAAAATTTCTTTGAGTACCAAAGATAATTTTATTTACACCTAATTCTTTTGCTAAATTTACTAAAACTCTATCCCAATACTTACCATCTCCATAAACATTGATAGCAATAATACTATCTTCATCTGCTGTCCATGTCATGAATCCATATTCGTTCTCTATTAGATTTCTTTCAATAATCTTATCATCACCAGAACGCTTTAAATAATCTTGTAAGTCTTCTTGTTTCATTAAGCCTTCATTATATAACATAAAGCATAGTATGGAGGTAAGTTAGCATTTGTAGCACTGCTACCTTCAGTACTGTTAGCTACTGTTATACCTGTAGTTGCATTCTGAATAACTGTAGTATCAGACCCTGCTACTCTAGTATATTCAGCATTACTTCCACCATAACCATCATCATCACCTTCTAAGCCTCTTCCCCATGTGTGGTTGTGACCTGGATCAGTAACAGTTGCTGTGTGGGTGTGAGAAACTAAAGTAGCATTTGCACTACCTCCAGTATCTGCTACGTTATAAGTATTACCTGCACCAACAATAAATCTATCTGTTAAATTAGGAGTACTATTAGTTCCATCACATAAATACCATCCTGTAGGTATAGCCGCTTGGCTTCCAGACCAAATAATAATACCCCCAGAAGGAAAAGCAGCAGTAGCTGCTGTTTGTACAAACTCTGTTGTTGCTATTTGAGTAGAGTTAGACCCAGTAATAGCTGTAGGTGCTGTAGGAACTCCTGAAAATGCAGGAGAAATAGTATTAGCTTTCGAGTTTACAGCTGTTTGTAAATTATTAAACTCTGTATCAAATTCACTTCCTTTAATAATTTTACCTGCATCTCCTGTAGGTAATGAGTCTTTAACTAAAAAGTTAGTTGTTTTAGTATATGCAGTCATTATGAATTTTTCCCTGTTTTTAAGAATACATCAATCTTTTGAATACTCACTGGATCTTCTTGTACAGTGGCTTCAACCCCAAACTGAATTACTTTTCCTGATCCTCCTAAAGGAACAGATACAGTATTAACACCTATTCCTACTGAAGCATATTCAGCTATATTAAACTCAGCATTTGTATTATATTTGGCAAAGTTAGCCAAACCTAAGTTTTTAACAATAGATTGTGAAGAATAGTTAAATGAATAGTCATATCCATACTTGAAGACAAAGTCTTGATCTCCACTTCCTATTACAACTAAAGAAGCTTTTTTTAAAAACTTATTAGTAGCAGGAGCTCCTAAATCAGCATTAGAAGTATAATATTGCATTGTATAATGGTCAGTTCCATCTATATACCCATTATATTGAGCAATTTTTCCTGGTAAACCTAAAAATAATTTTCTATCTTCTGTAGAACAAAATGCTGTATAAACCGCTCCTGAGTCAGTGTTCCAAAGAGTTGTTCTTGCTGCCCCATTAGGTAACATTGATCTTAAGTCAAAATAGACCATTGTTCTAGATCCAGGAAACGTCAATAGATAAAAAGCGTCTCTTTCAAAGTATGCACTCTTAATATTACTTAAAGTTTCTACTGCTAAATATCCAACAAGATCATCTCGTATATTAAGAGATAACTCTCGCAAAGGCATAGAGTTTTCTTGAATAGTTCTATTAAAACTTCTTACACCTGTTTTAGATAGAAAGATTAAGTCAGTACCTGTATACTGAACTGAATCTCTAGCAATACATCCTACACCTGTCACAACGTCTGCTAATGTCATTGTTGTTGGGCTGTTAGCCCCTTGATAGACAACAATATTATTCTTACAAAAAACAATTAAATGGTTGTTATGTTGAGCTAAAGCTACTATTTCATCATTGTTTCCAACAACACTACTAATATCTACTAAACCACTTCCTGATGAAGAAAAGTCATGCCCATCTAAAAGTTTAGAATAATAAATTGTAGACTTTGTGCTTGTTAAGTTAGCTGTCCATACTCTACCAAATGCTGCTAATATACAATCAGGATCAAATACTGTAACTCCTGAAGGTTTCGCCCCATAGTCTGTACCCACTCTTTGAAATATGTAATCTCCTACATGAGAAGCTCTTCTCCAAACTAACATTGGAGCTCCTATTTGAGCAGCAAAAGCATAACTACTTGCTGTAGGACCACTTCCCTCTGGAAGAGCTACAAACTTCCATCTATTTGTAGTAAATGTTACTGCAGCATTAGTAGTTTCATCTGCTTCTTTTACATTATGTTCTGTTAAGGTTTCTGTGCCTGTAAATAATTTACCCCCTCCTGCAGAAAGGTAAGTAATTGTTCCTGTAATATCTTTAAACTCATAGATAGATTCAATTGTTTCATTATCAGCTAAAGTGCCATTATTTGTTGTAACAGTAGTCCAACCTTTTCTTGCTCCTAAACGACCATACTTGTCTATAACACAATTATTAGCAATGGTAGCATATCCACTCTCAAGAGTAACTCCTGAGTCTTGGGTATTTAACCCTAAGAATCCAGGTGCAGAGATAGAAGTAAGTTTAAGAGCTCCTGCCATTAAGCTGCTACCCAAGTAGTTTCTGTAGGTCTATGTCCTGCTTCAATAGCAATTAAATCAGCTAACATATTTCTATATCTTATCTCTTGGTCAGCAGACCCACCATCTTCTCCACGCTCCATTAATGCTCTAGATACAACACCTTCAATAAGAAGATTAGGGTTAATCAACAGCGTTTCAGAAGCTGTTGTTAAGTCATCTTGTTGCATTACAATATTAAATCTTAAGTCATAGGCTTTATCTGGAATAGGAAATACATCTACTTGAGCATCTCCATACTGTGATACACCATTAAAGCTATAGAAACTTGGGCTACCTGTTTGAGAAGTAGATAATAAAAACTGCTTGTCAAACCAAGTGCTAGGCATATTTCTCATAATGACATTATCTGTGTCATTAAATACATTTAATACCCTAGAAGTAGTACCAAACCCTCTTAGGACATAGTTAAATAGACCATTTGATGTAGTAGCAGATAGAGTTGTTCTAAGACAATGCCAATCCCAAGAATTTTCAATTTCTCGTTTAACAACATTGACTAAATCTGAAATTAGTGTAGAATAGTTATTCTCAGTAAGAGAACCTACTTGGTTTTCCCTGAGTCTTACTAATACTTTGTTTACTATGTCTAAATAAGTCATTATTATATCCTATATATAAATTATACCACAGATCACTTGAATTGTCAAT